TTTAATAAATGGTGAATCCGGCACTGTTCGGATCGTCTCAGGGAGAGAAGGTTTGAGAAAGACAGAGGGGGTCGCCTTGTGGCTAAAAAAACGACCACCTTTAGCGCTGTTACATGATTTGCACATGCTTTGTAAATTATCTGGGCTCCACATATCGCCACCCTTAACACGTGGAATGATGTGATCTACTGTGTGCGCTGGCCTGCCACATGATGCACACTGCCAACCATCACGATCTAATATGGTAATGCGTAGCTTCTTCCACTTACCGCTGCCTATTGCTCGATCACTCAATGCCAGCCCTTAATCTTGAAGTGTTGTAATGCTTTACACATAGACCCATATCTATTGTTGATGTACTTGATACCCCAGTCTATCTGCTTAACACCATTAACAGTTGCAAGATACTGAGACCTACCTTGTGGAATGCCTATGTGTGAACCATTACGGGCCTTTGGATCCCACTTACTATTTTCTTTAGAATACAGCTCTACCAGGCAATAGGCTTCTTGAATATCATTTAATTGTATGAGTATGTATTGCTTGTAATGAATAGGTTTGTAATTATCAGCTGCAACAGAATAATCTTTTACAAAGATAAAGTTAAATGCAATTAACAATAGAGTGAGCCAAACTCTGCACCTTCCGAGCCCTGCCGTTGGCGGCTCAGCTTTGTGATTTAAGATCACATGCTTGTTTAGGGTAGCATGCCTTGTCAAATCAATCAGCATAACCGCAGGTCAGACGGCAAGTCACAATACGTAAATCATCTGTGTCAATCCAAGTCTCATCCCAGCCAGCCATCATATTGACATCCAACCTATGTACTGTGAATCAGGATTATCTATGAGCCACTGCTTGCGCAAAGCATTCTGATAAGCCCAATTTATATCTGTAGATTCGCTCATCTTTGTCCACCCCATCCACCACCTTTAAATATGAGACCAGGTGCGCTATATACCCTGCTCATTTGTAAATTACATTTAGGGCAAGACATAGGCCCAACATCATCATCGTAAGATTTATGTACTGATCCATAAGTGCCGCATTCATTACAGCTATATTCATACGTTGGCATCTTTGGCTCCTATCAACTGGCAAGTGTGGCAGACCACGGCAATAAACTTCCAACTACCACACTTATCACATCTGGATATATCTGAATCAGGTACATCCAACGCTTCGGCTATATTCTTAACACCGACACATCCACAATCCATGCACTGATAAGCCTTAAATCCATCAGGCATATCCAACTGATCGAGCCAAAGAAACTCGGTCTTGCGTTTACAGCCATTGCATTTAAATTGTGGGTGCATCATGGTAATATCCTTATTGCCTACAGTGGCACTGAGTACAAACTAAGAAATTACCAGAATGTATCAGCCTGTCATCATTACAAGCTACACAAACATCACTAGATGGTAGAAACTTTACCTGGTCGTTCTCTATGCGCTCCAGGTAAGGCCCGCCTCTAAGAATCTCTACATATCCCATTTACTCACCCCCATCCCAATACCAAGATCCCGCAGCTGTAAGTTTGTGCCAGCGGGCATCACATTGTTGATCTTTCGGTGCGCTGCAAACATAACCAAAGAATGGCCGACCTGTTTTTGCCGTGCCTTCTTTAAGAATCATTGGCCCGTGTTTGCATTCTTGTTCTTTAGGTGGCAGTGGTATTGCTTCTACTGCATCCCCTACTGACCACACTGTTGGTTCTTTTTTATCTTCTGCAAACGATGCACGTAATACATTCTCTACAGCCCTAGCTCTCGTTCCTGGTGGAGAATAATTTGCGACTCTTTCCATCTCTGTTCGGCTAGGTCTTGCACCTTTTTTTGAATAGATGTAGTTAGCCAAAGCACGCCCGATTGCAGAACTTTCTGCGAGTTCACAAGCAAACTTATTAAAACTGCTACCAGTGCGGATCTCCGATGCCCAACCAGTCGCAACTGGAACCGCATCAGCTGTAGTTCTGTATAAGCGAGCCACAAACACAAACTCATCTGGATTAGCATTTGGCCGATTAACAAGTTCTGTCTGAATAGACCCGTCTTCATTCTCTTTCCACCACTTCTCTAATCTTTCTTCAACTGTCTCATATTGACTTAAATCAAATGCCATTAGTCATTCCCCCACGTGAAGTTAATGTCGGCTTCTGCATCAAGGACTGTCTGGTATATTGAAATGTAAGCAAGTGCATCTTTGATACTGTCTTCATGGCCTGGAGATTCACTAAGCCTAGAAACCTTGAGCAGCGCCATACATAATGCGACTTGACTAGGTGTAATTGGATGGTCGAGGTATGCCGACCACAGCTCACTGATCCTTTTATGGTTTGTGTAAGGGTGACCATAGATCGTTCCCCTTGTATGGACCAAATCGACAACATCAGCTAGTAGCTTCTCAGTTTTTGTCATAATCAAATACTTGGTCGGTTTTAACCTTGTTTTGAATCATTCTGCGGTGCATATCCCAGCCATCTTTACGGCCTCGCCAATAATGAGTTTGCTTTAGATCATCTATATGCGTTGCCAATAACAACCACGCAATACTTGTACCTATAAATAAATATATAGCCATTTCCAGTGTCATTTTGTAGCCCCATCTATGCTCACATACTTTGTGGCATGGCAATAGTGTGACACTTGTGTATGACTTTGTGGATGATTTAGACTGTTTTGTTTATAACGATTAGATAACGTTAATATCTTCGAGGTCATCGATATGGTCGTCGATAGTGCGCTCGGCGTACTCTGTATTAAGCCCCATAAATTTTGCCTAACGCTGTAAATGAGCCATCCTTGTTAATTGGCACCAGGGTTGGTGTCAGGGTCTTACCTATGGTTTCTAGTATAGCAATACCCATCTGCCAATTAGCGCTTCCATAGCGTAAATAAGAGGCTTTTTTTCTATCCATAAGATTGCCTACCTCAACCCCATATAAGGCCCTGTAATGGCTTCCTACGCCCTCTGCATAGGCACTCATGCCTAGTCTGTGCGTATGGCCACACAGTACAGATTTACCCCATTTTTTAGCCAGGTTAAGGGCTGTAATACCTGCGTGCTGTGACATGTTGCCTTCATCGCCATGGGCCAGCATCCACCCTGGGTGAAATTCATAAGCGGTCTTGTGATACTCCATGCCCATATCTTTAAATCCCATAAAGGCTGGGTACTGTAATTCGGGTAAGCTGATTAAACCAGGCACCTTAAGCAAAGTGTTATATAAGCGATCAGTATGATTACTGCGGATAATATGACACTCTCGGCTGTACTCACTGAGATCCCACAATATCGACTTAGTAAGTTCCCGATCATCGTGAATGGTTTGCCGATAAGCCAAAGGTGTGCCTTCAGCCCATTTACTAATTGTATTAAAGTCAATCTCATCCCCAACCACCAATACTGAATCAAACTTCTCCCGCCTTGCTAACTTAATTACATTCTTTACAGCTGCTTCATGATGAAACGGCACTTGTAAATCACTAATAACTAAGTAGCGCTTAATCGTCATCCTCATCTGGAGTAGGGATAGTTGGGATAATTCCATTGTCGCCTACTACCCAGTCAGGCATAGAGGATGGACTATCCATTAAATACAGGCATACAGATTCTGAGAATCCAGCCTTACGTGCAGCTTTAAACATTTCATGCTTAGCAATATAAAACACTTCTAGCTTAGATAAAGGGTCGGGTGATTTACGTACCACACGCCTGTTAATTTTCTTTCGTTTACGAGTGCTGGCCATAATAAAATTATGACTTACTAATTAAAATAAAGAGATCATCGACACGCTTCTCTAATCGTGTTAGTTGATCCTTCATGCTAGCGCCACCATTAGGTCGCAACTCGTTCAACCAGCCTTTAACTAAAAAACGTAATCCTACTAGCCCGCCTGATAGCACGGCCATAACGCCAGCGCCAAAGCCAGCCCACTCTGTAGGTGTCATGCTTCATTAGCACCGATGCCATAAGCACTGTCGGATTTATCTAAAGCCCTAGCTGCTGGACCTGCAAGCGCTGCAACAATTACAGACACGGCAGGATCTAAACCTAATTCATTACTTGCTAAAAATGTTAATAGCGATACAAGCACACCTCTAAAGTATGATTTTAGTATTGCTTTTTGCTTCTTGCTTATTTTCATATCTTGCCTCCTATTAGTGGTATATCAAACGGCGTACCATTTAGATCGCCTAGTGTTGTAAAGCTGATATGTATATGTCGCTTGTGCGGGTTAATGCCTTTGTACTTCCGCCATTTCCAATTTAATATCTTCGAGCATATTCGCCTGTCAAAGATGACGTATGATATGCGTGGATCCGATTTGGCTGCGATTCTGATCTGGTCAGCCAGATAAGGTGCGAGGCTGTCGGATGACTCCAACCTAGAATTAAGATCAAGACCTCTGACCCACCCGAACTGGTCTGGATTATGATCCGATTTTCTGGCGGAGTGACGGCTATCGCCCAACCATCCTTCTGGACTTTTAACACACCGATCTGGAAACCACGTATCAACTTGATCTCTTAACTGCACACCAGCTGCACATAATTTAGGATTCATCGGCACAATTCCTCAAGATTATGCTAAGAGTAATTTAGCCTCGTCAGCGGTTATGCCTAAACGCTCTAGCAATTCAGCCTTAGCAGTTGCCTTTGCAATTGCTTGGTTTTCTTCATCAGATAAAATTGCTTGAGTTTTCTGTAATTTATCTTGCATTTCTAACAAGATATCTCCAGTAGCCTCAAAAACTTCATCATCAATTTGGTAATATAGTTTATCGCTCATAATCACACCTTATATCCATAGACTCGTATTGATCCACCTGTCATCGCCGCACCAGCAGTTACTGTAAAAGCAGTATAACTTGTGGCAGTTGCGTGATAACCTGATGAATAACTTCCTTCATTACTATATGGAAAATTTGCCCCGAAAAAAGTCCATTTGGCTAAAAATGGATTTACTAAAGTGCAATCCATATATAAACCAGTAGAACCAGATTCCACTCCGCTTCTCAACCAACTTGAACCATTGTTAACAGTTCTACCTGTTACGCCAGCACTTGAATAATTAACTCCTGCAATAGCCTGATAATAAGTGGTAGTCGATGCTCCCAAAGTTAATTCAAGTAAAGAATCCGATGCGGCTGACCCACCAGATATAATGATTTTATAAGCATCATAAGTTGAACTAAACGCATCTGATACTGTAACTGTTGAAACACTTGTTCCAATAGTTTGACTTTTAACTAGCACTAAATCCCCACCACCAGCAGGAGCAGTCCATTTTAATCCTGTTGCCTCTGCACTATCAGCAGTTAAAATATAAGTATTAGTTCCAGCCGTTAATTTACTAAAAGTATCTGCGCCAGTTCCAACAATTAAATCACCTTTAGCGTCTATTGCTGTTGCCATTGAGTTAGTTATTGTTACTGTTCCTGAAGTACCGCCACCGCTTATTCCTGTTCCAGCGGTTACGCCTTCAATATCACCAGTAGCGCCCGATGCAACCCAAGCAGCGCCATCGTAATACCATAAACTGTTAGTGTCTTTAGTAAATGCAAAATTACCTTCTGCTGGTGCTGTTACAGCTGCATCCCTAGCAGCGTTGCTAGCAAACACCCAAATACCTTGCATTAAGTAACCATCAACGTCGGCGGCGGTTAATACCTCGCCCGTGACAAAGTCCTTAAATCCTAATCCAGCGGCCATTATTTCTCCTTAGTAACTGAGCACATTATAGTCTAAAGTGCCGTATATATTGTTATTCAGAATCAGGGCATCAATTACGGGTTCTAAAGTCGTAAAGAAGACCCTAAAGCTGTTCGGTGTGATTGTTGTAGCCACGCCAAATATCTGCAAAGTGTTATCCAGGGTAGATCCGCCTGGCTGCGTAGTAACGATTCTGATTGGGTCAAAGAAATCCAACTCCAGGGCCGCAATAATGCCTGCGTTATAATTGTTGGTGTATAAATCCAACTCGATTCCGTCGCATCTGACCTGTGTCTCGGCACGGCTAGCGACATAAGCCTGGGCATAATCTAGAGCTACAGCATCTGTCTGCATTAGCAGGTCTTGTAGGTTATATGAGTGAATAAAGTATTTGTCAATAGATGGCTGATTGATCGCTGTTTGTGGTGATCCACCTGTACGGCTCACCTGGGCTGAATTGAAGATCAAATTGTCATCTAGTTTCCACATAGCATTGGCGTATGAAATGCCTGTGCCATCATCATTAAAAGTAGTAACTGTGCCACCGATTGACCCAGCGGTTACAGCTCTATCTTGGAATACAAACTCGCCATCTGTGTTTACGTAAAGCGCACCATATTCGCTATCAGCCACAGTCTGCATAGCACCTAGAGAAGTACGTGGTGTGCCAGGATCTGCCTGTAATGTAGTAAGTCCAGCATCAACATCACGCATGGTGGCTGGCCAGTCAATTTGATCTAATATTTGGTTAATTCTTGTGCCTGATAGATCGCCAGCGGTAGCACCTGTAACTGTTGATACCTGAGCATTTTGGGCAAGCCTAAAGGCATCTACAGCTTGTATGGTTGTATATGCAACTTCGGTTGCATCTTTAGGCTGAGTGTTTACGTAGCTTGTAATAAAGCCAGAGAATAAAGAATAAGTTGTAGCACCATAAGTAGCTGAAATCTGTACCTTCTTCATAGGTGTTAGTAATTCGTAATATGGCCCTGAAGGATTAGTCGGGTTAAAATCTCCGTTTTGATCTACTATGCGTAAAGTTAATTGGCCTGTTTGGAATTGATCTACTAAAGCGTTACGGCCTCGGCTAGTCTGTATGTAGTTAATCTGATCTGATACATCGACAATAAAAGATGAAGAATCTCCTAATATGTTTACATCTAATATACCTGTGCCTAATATCATCGCCTGAGCAAAACTTGGGCCAGTAGAGAAGTTAATTACCGCATTGATTGTTGGTACAGCCATTAGGTGCCGCCAGATAGACCGCCTGCAGGTGTTGTGCCACGGCCCATTTTGTTAATTCTCAATAAAGTTTCGTTAATTGTGTTAGTTAAATCTTGCTCGGTTAATACTGATCCAGCTACATTTACAGTTACTGGTGCGTATTCACCACGTGATACACCGCCCATAGCAATACTTGGAGTTGGGATAAAGCCACCACCGCCACCACCACCGCTAGCAGGTACATTACTCATTATTGCTGCATCGCCACGCTCACCTGCTCGGTAATCTGCCCAGTCTTTGAAATATAAAGCTGCTTGGCCAGCCTTAACTAAAGCATCTGCAAGTAGTTTTGCCTTTTCAGCGCCATCCATTTCAGCATTTATTTTCTTAGCCAAAGCCTCGTTATTATCTAGGATTGCTAACTGTGCTTGTAGTCTTAATTTAGTCTCAGCATCTGTAGCCTGGTTAAGTGCCAGGGTTAATCCTATGCGCTCTATGTCAAACTTATCTTTTAGTTTATCTACTTCTGATTTAGCCTTTGATGCTGCGGTTTCTGCTTTCTTTGCAGTTGTTAAATCTTTGGATGCCTTAGCTTCTAAGCGTAGTTGTTGCAAGTAGATACGGCTAGATGATCTGCCTTCTGCGTTAGATGGTGCAGTCTTGGCTCTTTGTGCTGCGCCTAACTCTGAGAATCCTGCAAGGTAAGCACCTAACACTGGGATATTCTTTACATCAAATAAAGCCCCACCGACTTTAGTATTGCCAATTTCTTTAAGTTTGCTAATTAAAACGCCCACGCCAAGGATTGCATCTGCAGTGCTTTGAGCAAAGTTATCCATTAAGTCTGTAGCTGTGCTTATGCTTGTGTCTTTACCTAATAAAGCCAAAGCATCTAGCAGACCTTTACCTATTGTCTCCTGAGCATCTGCGGCAGCAACAGTAAGTAAACTCATCTTGCCTGCATAAGTATCTAATCTAGCTGATGCTTGGCCTGCAAACTTCTTATTAAGTTCGCCCATGATCTTATCCATGTCGCCAGTTTTAAGTGTGGCTTTGCTTATGCCTGCGCCTAATCTGCTAAGACCTGCAGTATTGCCACTAAAGCCACGTGTAAGAGCTGCGCTT